AAGTAGCAGAGGAGACTGCTGCTAAAATTGCAATGAAGCAAGCCGAGCAAAAAGCCGCTGAAGCCGAAGCTGCAAAAGCAGCCGAAGAAGCAGAAGCGCAAAAAGTCGCAGACGAAGCTGAAGCCCAAAAAGCTGCTCAAGAGCAGCAAGAAAAGGTTGAGAGCTCAATTCGCACTGGTATCGAGTCAGGTACTGAGCGTCTTGTAGAAGATCTGCGTAAAGAATTTACTGAGAAGGATGCAGAAACTCAAGAAATTCTCAATAAGTATAAAGCAGAAATCGAAGAGAAGTCTGCTGAAATTCAAGCTATCCAAAACAGCAAGCGTCAGTTCACTGATCGCGGCGCTGCAGGTTCTCTTGAGAGCATTGGTCAGCAAGTACTTGAAGCTAAGATTCTTGGTTCAATTACTCGCAAGGGCTGGGATACAGACTATACTAAAGAGCTTCTTGAGAAGAATGTTGGTGTAGACGCTATCACAGGTAACACAATTAGCTTGGATACTACAGTTTCTGAGCAATTTGAGAAGGAGCTTATGATTGAGCTTCGCGCTGCATCTCTTTTCCGAGAGATTCCAGTAACCTCAACTAAGACTGTACTGCCCTTGCAGCCCGATGCAGTCGCAGCCTCATTTAACACTGGCTCACCCACTACTACTGCTAACCAAGCAGCTAATTTGCAAGGTAGTGAGGAAGGTTCTGCACAGGCTTCTGGCGTTTTCAACGCAACTCAGAAAGTTCTCACCACCGGTCGTATGAGCTCTACTACGTATCTCGATAACGACATCGAAGAGAACACTCTTGTAGCCCTTCTGCCTATGGTTCGTGAAGGTCTTGTACGTGCCCATGCTCGTGCAATGGACAAGATGGTAATTTCTGGTTTTGCTGGCGGTGCTGGTACTGCTGGTAACGAAGGTGTCATTGATGCTTCCGCTACTGCACTCTCAGTACAAGCTAGCCCGGAGCAGCTTACTGGAACTAACGTTCTTGCAATGCGAGCTGCAATGCTTAAGTATGGTTTGAACCCATCTGAGCTTGCACTCATCTGCTCTTTCCAAGCCTATAATGATCTGCTTAGTGATGCTGGATTCCAGGATATCACAGAAGTAGGTTCTGATCTGGCAACCAAAGTTACAGGTGTCATCGGCTCCATCTTTGCAATTCCCGTAATTGTAACTGACGAAGCTGGTCTGTCAAATAACAAGGGCGGCGCAAATGTTTGTGCGGTACTTTGTAACCACCGTAACTTCGTTATCCCACGACTTCGTGGTGTTAACATTGAGACTGAGTACCAAGTTGGTAATCAGCGAACAGCGCTTGTCGCTAGTCAATCTCTTGGCTTCGAAGCTCTGTTTGCAGGGTCTGCCGCTCACGGTAAGCCTTCTCAAACTATCGCATACATCGCCTAATTTTAGGTATTGCAAACTGGGGAGGTTCGCCTCCCCAAGTTTTTATCATTTAACTTATGGCTAATTTAATTACTCTACAGCAATTTAAAGATGCGGAGCAAATTACGAATCCTCGTGATGACTTCAAACTTAGCCGAATAATTGACGCTGTGAGTCAAATGGTAAAAACTTATTGTGGTAATAGTTTTGTTGACTTTTTTTCTACAAATAAAGTTGAAGAATTTACTCTCAACTGGGCTACTTATGCAGTTCAACTTACTGAAAGCCCGGCAAATAATATAGTTTCTGTAGAGAAAAGAGATTCTATAACCGAGGCATACACTACAGTATCCTCAAATGAGTACTACTTAGATAAGAATACTGATACAGTTTTATATGTAAATGGAGCTGTATATCAAAACTGGCCGACCGGAGTGGCGTCAGTAAAGGTTACTTATACTGCAGGATACTCTTCTGTTCCTGCAGACTTACAAATAGCAGTCATTGATTTAATTAATTATTACTTCAAAGATGAGCATAAAACTCGACGCACACTTTCTGGAGCAACATTAGAGAATCCAGATAGTGGGGATAGTAAAGGATTCCCGGATCACATCAAAAGAGTTTTAGATATGTACAAGAACTTTTAATGGCAAAAGCAGAAGTACAGAAACTAGCAGATAAACTTTTAAAAGAGTTACGTGCTACTAGCAACGAGTTTAGAAAAGCTCTCATAAATCCTAGACCTCACTTTTTTAGTGCAGATGAAAAAGATATCAGAGAGCAAGTAATAATTCAATTACAAACAAAAGTTTTTATAGATGAAGAAATACCAAAGTCTATAATTAAAATTATAGATAGAGAAGTACCTAAAATTGTACCTCGTTTAAAACAAGAATTAAAGAGTACTAAAGCGATAAAAATGGAGTACTCAAATGTGACTAATACAAGCTTTGACTTAGCTATTACTCAAGCACAAGCAGGTGGAACCGCAGATTTATATAGTCCTATAGGTAAAGCAAAAGCTGAAGCACAAAGAGACCTTGTACATGCACTAGATAGAAAAATACAACAATTTAATAAAAGACGTACAAAGTCGCCCCAGAGAGCAGGAACACTTACTAAACGAGATCCTACTAAAGCGCCAAAAGCAGATTTTCAAGCAAAAGGATTACTTCTAGACATAGGACATACTGGAGGAACGGCGGTATCAGAAGAAAGAATTGATAAATTCAATGATATACTCTTTAAATTTAGTCAAACAAAGAATGACGTAGCAAAACAGTTTATTGCTAATTTATTGTCTGACTTTAACTTAGAAATTTCAAAAGAGGAAGGAAAGGGAATTGTAATTCAAGAAGTTCATGTAGAGCTAGAAGCAAGTTCTGTAAATAGATCAAGAGCAGATATTGATAAAGAAACAGCAGATGCCATACAAGGTGCTCTTGTAAAACTACAGGAAAAAGTAGATTGGCCAAACTCAGAGGGCTCTGATTCTCCCGTCGAAGCAGTTACTAAAAAAGCAATAAATTTACTTGCAGATGGCAAGAATATTAAAAAAGAAAAAATCAATCTTAAAAAAAGCTCTGGAAAATCAAAAACAAAGAAAAGAAAAATATCTAATCCCAAACGAAATTTTAAAGACACAACAAAAGTAGTACTAGGAGCAAAAGCTGCTGCAGGAGCCCGAGGCTCTAGAGCTAAATCAGAGGGAACCAATATCCCAGTACAGCAACTAATTGGAATTTTAAATCAAAAACTTCCAAATACTGTTTTAAGGAATATGGGGCCTCCTCGATTAACAAATCAAACTGGAAGATTTGCACGATCAACAAGAGTAACGGAAATCACAAAAACAGGACAAGGATTTCCAAGTATAGGATATACTTACGAGAGAAATCCGTACCAAACATTTGAAGTCGGAAATAGACAAGGCTCTCAAGACTATGATCCGAGAAAGCTAATAGATACATCAATTAGAGAACTTGCAGCTCAATTCGCTATAGGAAGATTCTATACTAGGAGAGTATAATGGCGACAACAAGAAGTTATACTACTCGTCGATCCGCAATAGTTGATGCATTAGTTGTAAAGTTTAAAGAAATAAATGCAACTGGAGATTTTTTAACAGATGTATTTGATAACGTTCATCCTCGTTTAAAATTTTGGGATGAAGTAGATACCTTCCCTGCAATACATCTAAATGCAGGTTCAGAAACTAGAGAATATCAAGGGGGAGGATACAAAGATAGGTTTCTTACAATAACAGTCCGTATCTATGTAAAAGAAACTGACGCAGTAGTAGCATTAGATAAGCTACTAGAAGATGTAGAAACTGTAATTGAGAATAACGGTTCTCTCGCCTATGTAGATAGGCAAGGAAACAATAATACAACCCATGATATAATCATAATCAGTATTGATACTGATGAAGGCGTACTTGAACCTTTTGGCGTAGCAGAGATGCAGCTTCAGGTTCATTACTAGAAACGGCAGGCAAGAGCAAAGGCTCACGTCCTAGCCCTTTCAATCTCTAGGAGACAATGCTATGGCAGAACAATTATATTTTAGCAGAGACTCGAAAATGTTTGTCGGTTTCGACAATAAGCTCTGGGAGGTTCCAGTGCTTGACGGCTTCAGTTTCTCGCAGTCTACCAATCAGTCTGAGATCTCTCTTTCAGAAATGCAAGGAGCAGATGGACTGAGTAGACGAGGTAATAGGGTATTTACAGACTCTTTGGCCCCGGCTGAATTTTCTTTTAGTACCTATGCACGCCCTTACCAAAACACAGAACACGGCGGAGTAGAAGAAGTACTCTGGGCAGTGATGGCAGGTGCGGATAAGTATCAAGATCAAACAACTGGTGGCAGTGCTACAGCCGCTACCGCAGCTGTCTCTTCTCTAGCAGGGGCTGAAACAGGAACTTATACTATCAATGCAAACACCACCGGTGTAACTTATGGCGGAAACGGCACTAATGATGCAGATGGTACAGAAGAAGGATGGCAGTTTGATGTAGTGATTACAGCTGCAGACGCCGTTAACAGTACAGTTACTGTAACTGCTGGCGGATACGGTTGGGCTCAAAATAATACTCTTACAGTTCCTGCAGCAGTATTTGGGGGCTCAGGAGGTAGTGTAGTTATTACTATTACTACAGTTGATACAACTGGAGCATCTTTCTATAGACTAAGTCAGCCAGATCCTAACTCAGAATTTGGCCCTACAGTTATTGAGCCAGCAGGAGATAAGTCTGTAATTAATTTCGGTCAGTCAAACCGATCAACGCTTGGAGAATGTGATATCTACTTTATCATGGAAACAAGCTCTACTATTCCCATGATATATAAGCTAGAAAATGCTGCTATCAACGAAGCGTCAATTGATTTTGAAGTTGATGGTATTGCAACAATTAACTGGTCAGGATTTGCGAAGAACGTTGTAGATATGACCTCTTCTTTGAATACCGCAGCTGCAAATAGAAAAGCCTATGTAATTAATACCTCAAGTCCTGCTAATATTGCTGCAAGAATAACTGCTGCAAAAGCTCT